ATGGCATCTTTTACAATAGAGAAACGAGCAAAGGCAAGCGGCGAGTTTAGTTACCGGTGTACTGTGCGCGTCAAAGAATCCGGCGAAATTATACATCGTGAGTCGAAAACATTCAGTAAAAAAGAAGTTGCTCGCACTTGGGGTAAAACTCGTTGTGATGCCATTGAACATCATGGGGCACTCAACAAACATAAAGTGGTGTCCCTTGGGGCCCTGTTAAATTTGTACTTTGAAGATCACGACTTATGGGGCAAGACAGGCCGAACTAAACGCTATGTCATTAAAATGCTTATGGACTGTGATATCAGTAAGGTAAAAAGTGACGCCCTCAAAACCAGTGATCTGATTGAACATTGTAAAAATCGACGCGCAGCGGGTGCAGGCCCTTCAACTATCTACCATGATATTGCCTATCTTCGTAGCGTTATGAAAAAGGCTCTGCCCGTTTGGGATATTTCTGCCAACCACCAAATTTTCGAAGATGCTGTGCCCGTTCTTATTGAAATGAACTTAGTAGGAAAAAGCCAGAAACGAACACGACGACCAACAGAGAATGAACTTGAGAAATTAAGAGGTGGTCTTCAAACAAGGATGGACTTTAGGCCCAATGGAAAAACCAGGATACCTTATCTCGATATTTTGGACTTTAGTATTTTAACCTGCATGCGGATCGGTGAGGTTTGCAAATTACGCTGGGAAGACTTAAACGAAGATCATAAAACTGTTTTAGTCCGAGATAGAAAAGACCCAAGAAAAAAAGAGGGCAATCACATGATCGTGCCTTTGCTCGCAGGATCATTTGATATCGCAAAAAACCAACCTAAAAATGATGACTTGATTTTCCCCTACAACCCGAGATCTGTAACTGCAGGTTTTCAGCGAGTTCGTAACGAATTGGGCATTGAAGATCTGCGATATCATGACTTGCGTCGAGAAGGTGCTAGCCGATTATTTGAAAAAGGTTACTCTATCGAAGAAGTTGCTCAAGTCACAGGCCATAGAAACTTAAACATCCTATGGCAAGTATACACTCAACTGTTTCCGCATAAGTTGCATGACAAGTTTAAGGAATAACAAAAAGCCCACTTTGATGTGGGCTTTTTGTTTTGGTTTTACTATTGATTATCGCTGAGCGGAACTAGCTTCTGTGCGGCTTGGCTCGACTTGTGGCTTGGATATTCTACTCATTTGCAGATTTATCCCTTCGCGACGAATGCGCGGAGCTACTACAGTGCGCTGGATTTCTTCAATACTAACAAATATGTGACCGCATTCGTCGTTATTGCAGCGATAGGTTTTCTCACGGGTGAGCGGTGTGATAGCACGAGTTCGACGTTGTAATGCGCGGCTGTCACAATGTGGGCAGGTCATGCCTGCACCGCAACCCATTACGCAATCCCTCTGTAAGTGATTTGACTTGGTTTATGTGAGGTCATGGTTGTCTCCTTATCCGTATTGCAGATAGTCACTGCGTGCAACCATTCTAAATGGTGAGCATATGGTTATATACACAAGACATTGCATCTATTTTTAGATTTTTATCTTCCATAACTGATATTGTTTCGCTTAAATTCAAAAATATTCCATAGGACTACATTATGAGAAATGAAGACGTCGAACTAGAAAATACAGTAAAAAGAGTTTACTTAGATACCGCTATAGAAGCACTTGAATCTAATGGTAGATATTGGAACAGTACAATCCCTAGGCCTACAGCGAAAAAGTTATATCAGATGTTGGAAGAACGTGGTTATGGGCACTTAATGCATACGGAAATAAGCCCTCGTTATGAGCATGTTTTTTACCACGAACGAGATTTTGAACAAGTACAGTTAATCGCTATAGAACGAGCTCGACTACAAAATTTATATCCAGAAATGTCTGAACAAGAATTCCCCATTTAGTTAATAAATAAAATTTGGGATAGTGATTATCGCTGAGAAGATGTTCATGTCTAGCGTTGGCACTATTCCAAATTTTATGATTCCACCTCGGCCACTTCACTATTCTTAACTTCTAGTTCTATCCCTGTGGTGTAACCCGTGTCGGTGATGTTGTGCTCGACACGGGTGAGTAGCCAGGCGCTGTTGTCGATTTGCGGTTTAAAACCACTGACGCTAACCGGCAGCTCCGGGAATAACTCAGGCCTGCCCATAGCTAAGGTGATGGAGAAAGTAGCCACGCCGCGTTGTAGCTTGTCCCACATGGCACGCGCTGCGCGCTCGGCGTTCTGCTTGTTGGCGTAGATATGCCGCAAGGTTTTGACGTTATCGTTACTGCCAACCATGATCTCCTTTTCCCCCACAATGACTTTTACATCACTCGGTTTCGCTTCGGTTGGCTTTTTAGCTTTAACGGTTTGTCGCTTGGCGCTTTTATCGTTTTGCCAATAGGCCACAACGCCTGAGTAAGCATCGCGATCGGCTACGCCAAATTGATGGCTGTCGCCAGATTGTCGAGTTATGTTTACACTATCTAGCGCTAATCCGCTGGCGGTGTGGGCTAAGCCTGCTTGTAAAAATAACAGGTTGCCGTTCTTTACCGTTGCAATTGCATCAAACTGCTCGGCTAGGCGGCTTAAAAAGTTGGCATCGGATTCGTTGGCTTGGTCTATGTGATCGATAATCTCTGTAAATAAGTTTTCGCTGAGTTTACTCTTAAGCTGATGTCTTGCTGCGATGATATCGATAATGCTTTTCACGCTTTGTTGGTGAAAGCTTTGCTCGCGATTTTGCTGCAGTGTACCTCTCATGTCTGCTGATTTTCCGCGAATAGTTAGGACATCTGGCGGACCGCTGTGCTCCAGTTCGTCAATGGTGTAGGAGCCTTTATCTACCAATGTACTACCCTTCCAGCCAATACGTACTTGCATGGTTGCGCCCTTTGGTGGCATCGCCAGCTCACTGTCTGAATCATCGAGCTGCACTTCAATACTGTCGGCCTCAAAACCGCGATTATCGATGAGACGCAGCGACATAAGCCTCGCTTTCACTTTGGGACTGATGTCTTTGCCATTGACCAATATTTGATAGTCTGGTGTTGGTTGGTCACTTGATGTGAGTTGTTTAAGTACCGCCGTCATACTAGGCCTCTTGCAAGCTTACTTGCTCCGATACCAATGAGTTTTTCATTCGCTATTAAGTTGGTATTTTTTTCATCTACACGCTTAAGTTCGACAGTAAACTCAATTCGCCTGGCTGCACCATCATTAAAAAATTCACTACGACCTTTGCTGATTTTTTCGATCACAAAAAAGCCTGTAACAGTGCCGCGCCCTTCAATTAAGGGATAGGCTTTACCTGTATCCGCCATTTTTTGTAATGTTTCAAGGCTCTGCTCACTACCTGTTATCTCCGGCAATAACACACCTGCAAGCGTTAACGTTTCGTCCCCAACCCCCAAGAACTGTGCCGATGGTCTAGCGCCAACGCGGCTATTGGTAGGGTGACGCCATACCATGTCATGCTGTGATGTTTGGTATGGCACAGTTAGCCGGCTAAATACAAAAAAACCGAGTGTCATCATGCTCATATTAATAGAGATCCTTCAAGCTGGTGCGTAAACGTGCTTGTTGGGAACGTTCACGTTTATCTAGTTCAATACTGACTAATCGCGCTATATCCTGCGCATCCATATTGGCGGTGGCATGGATGGTAATAGGCGCGTGTATTCCTGCATCGATGTGAGTAGGTTGTGACAATAGAGTTTGACGCAGCGCAGTGTCGCTGCCTCTGCTGAGCCTATCTGTCGTTGTTTTAGATGTTAATTCGGTATCACTATCGCCATCCTTAGCTTTTCTGGCGGGTAGCTCGCCCTCTTTTACCAAACGAATTGCATCTGGTACCGAATAATCAGCGCCTTGGTATTCGTCTCTGATAGTACGGGTTTGGTCTGAGATTGCCTGCAAATTTGGCATCGCGGTGGCTGGAAGTGGCGAGATGCCCAGCGCAAAAGCAGTGCCTGCCATTTGTTTGCTGAGTTTATTTACTTCGGCTAACGGCTCCTGCTGAGTTCGGCTAATGCCTACTGTTAGCCCTTGCATAGTTTGATCGCCCATTACCGCAAACACTTTACTGGGTGAAGCAATACCGAGCACATCTTTAAACCAACCAATTGCATTGCTGGCCACATTGGTGATGGTTTCTTTTACCTCGGTCAGCTTGCCAGTGATCCCCTTAACCAAGCCGTCCATCGTCATCTCGCCCAGGCTGTTAAATTTAGCTGGCAATCCAGTAAAGAACGTGATGACTTCGCTGAAATTGTTCACAATCAGCCCGAGTGGCGACCATGAAAAAACGGCTTTCATGGTTTCCCATATGCCAGAAAGCACAGCTTTAATGGGCTCTGGTAAGCCATTAAATAGGTTAGTAACAGCAATAATACCGCTATCGACCAATGAGGTGATTGTCTGCCAGAATCCAACCATCCACGCCTTAACCGTGTCCCAGTGAGTAACCAGTAAATACCCAGCAGCGACTAACGCAGTAATACCTAAGATCACCCAACCAATTGGCGTAGACACCAGCGCCAAAGATAACGCCCTTAATCCACCAATAACCCACTTAAATGCACCACCCAACTTAGTGAGTGCGCCCCCCATCAGCGGCAATGACTTAATGCCAAGTATCGATGTGCTGTATTTAAGCATGGCCATCGGGCCTAAGATGCCCGCAAGCATGATGGTGATCGAACCGCCGACAGCCGCGACAATAGCCATAGCTGCAGCCGCTTTAAATAGCGTGCCCGTTAACTCAGGATTCGCCCTCATCCAATTACCGATGCCATTAACAACTCCGGTGATTTGCTGGATAAAACTGCGAATACCTCCGTTGTTACCTTCGAATATTTCGATACCGACATCTTCCCACGCAGATTTAAGGGTATCGATATCACCCTTGGCATTATCTGCCATGGTCTTGGCCACTCGCGCGTTCTCACCCGCTGAATTGCGCAATACATTAGCAAATGAGGTGATGGCGCCATCGCCCTGCTGCTTAATTAGCTCGCTGACCCCTGTGCCGGCTTCTTCGCCAAAGATGGTTTTAAGTATTGCGGCACGGTCAGCGTTACCCATCGTCTTAGTGGCCTTGACCACATCAGCCAAGATGTCGGGAATTGCACGCAGATTGCCGGCACTGTCCTTGGTCTTTAGTCCTAACTGCTCAATGGCTGCTGCGGCAGGGCCAGTTTGCCCTGCCAAACGGTTGAGCATGGCGCGCATTACCGTGCCGCCTTGGCTCGCTTGAATACCAATGTTACCGAGTAACCCTGACATAGCGGCGGCTTCTTCTACACTCACACCTAAATCACGCGCGGCAGGTGCAACGTATTTCATCGTTTCACCCAGCATGGTTAAGTCAACGTTGGCGCGGGTTGTGGTTGCGGTAAGCACATCCCCAAGATGATTCATTTGATCTGCACCTAAACCAAAGCCGGACAATATGTTTGAGGCTATATCTGCTGTCGCCCCGAGATCAGTATCGTTGGCCTTGGCTAAATTGAGCATGCCAGGCATGGCTTGTTTAATTGACTTAGCATCAAAGCCCGCCATAGCTAAGAATGACTGCCCCTGTGATACATCGTTCGCGGTAAAGCTGGTTGAGGCGCCAAGTTCGCGCGCTTGTTTGCGCAGCGCGATAAGTTGCGGGTCGTTCTTATCTAGCCTAGTTAATGCCTGAACTTTGGATTGTGCGGCGGTAAAATCTAGACCTGGTTGTAACACCTGCGAGCCAGCATAGAGCGCGGCTGCACCTGAAGCTGCAGATGTTGCGCCCGCACCTGCCATGTTGCCCTGAAGTATTTTGGTTTTGTGATAAGAGGCTTGTGCTGCGGATAGCTTTTTCTGTTGCGCCGAAACCTGTTGTAGGCGGCGCTTTTGTTGGTCAAGTTGTTTGTTAGCCTGAGAAAGATCAGCAGTCAACGTGCGTTGGTGCTGCGAAAGATTGCGGGTATCAATCCCCGCAGAGCGGAGCGCTTCACGCTGCCGGTGCTGGCTAATGGTTAAGTTTTTATGCTGAGTATTCAGCCTGACCGTTGCCGCCCTAGCTTGCTCATACTCTTTAACCAGCGCTTTAGCTGGCGCCTGACTGCTCCGCATCTCAAGCGCTAGGCGTTTCACTTCCTTTTGTGCCTTGGCCAAATCATTGGCGGTAATACCAAGGCTGCGGCTCACCTTACGATAGCCATCGATTTGAGCTGACTGTTTATTAAGAGACTTAACTCGGTCTTGCGTCTCTTTTAATTGAGTGGCGGTTATGCCGCTGGCTTGGCGCATCTTTTTTAATGGCCCAGTGATCTTATCCACTGCCGCCAATAACACGCGCATCTCTAATTTTTTAGTCATGCGAAACCTTGTTAATCCTTTCCCATCTATCCAGCGCTTTATCGTGCCAGCCTAGAAGCTCATCGATGTCCATTGCCGCCATCTCGGATAGCGGCCAATGAAAGATAATGGCAATATCCGCCATGGTGTCATCTATGCACTCAGGGATGCTTGACTGTCGCTCTCGCTCTGACTGTCCATCTGTAACTTCTTCGGCACCAAAAAATTACTAATTTCTCCACCAATCTGCACTAAGTCAGCAGGGTCCATGTTGAGTACTTCATCTTTGGTGATCATTGGCGAACTGATACGAGGCAGCACTGTCGAGATAGCGTTAACGTCAAGATTGAGCAGATCAGATAGCGATAATCCGCGCAATTCGCCAGCCTTAGGCTTGCGTAAAGTGACCTCGGTAACGGACTCTTTACCGCGTGTGATTGCTTGATCGAGTGTTACTTTTTTATGGGTAATATTGACTGACATTGTTAGACCCTCTGTTATGGCTAGGATGGCCGGTATGCGGCTAGAGGGCAGGACGCCCAGTGCCGCCTAATTAAAGAATGCCCGCAAACGGCTCTCCGATGCGGGCTAAGGTTTGTGGTTAGCGTTATAAACCAATGGCTTTACGATGCTCTGCCATACGGTCGACACCATCTGCCCCGATTTCAATCATGTTGATGATATCGATTTCACACAGCACCTCACCGTTTGCGACTTCTTTGTAATAAGTACAGGTCATGCTGACTTTGGTTTGGGTGTTATCCCCCATTTTGAAAGTGCCACGGTCGAGTTCTTTGTAACGACCACGGCAAACGATTTCTACCGACTCAGTTTCGCCTGTATCATCGCGCTGAATGGAACCCAGAAAGCGTAGCATTAGGCCGTCAATCTTACTGGTTGACATCTTCTTAACCAGCTCTGATTCATAGCCGCCTAAGGTGAATTCGACACCTAAGGCGTCATCATCTAGCCCCATATCAATATCTACGGATCCTGGCATGCCGCCACCGCGATATTTCTCAAATTTGCGAGTGAGTTTGGCGGGGGTAAACTCCTCCGCCAAACCAATCCAGTTGTCACCATCACCGAATAGGTTTAGGTGCTTGAGTTTTCTTGGTAAAGCCATGGGGTATCCTTAGGCCGCTGCAACTGCGGACGCGAAGTCGACTAAATAGCGGTCGGTAATTTTTTGACGGAAGGTTAAATCTTCCAGCGGAGGCACTGGGGTGTAGTCGTAATCGATATACAACTTGCCAGCCTTAATCGTGCTGACGTCGTTAACGTCTTCGCTGTACCAGGCTTGGCCGTCAACAATGTAACCTAGGCCTTTTAACTCGCGGAACTTGGCGTTAATACCTTCGATAATATCTTTAACCAATGTAGGAGTTATCGGTTTATCGACGGCCCACATGTGCGCATCGGCAATGGTGTCAGCCAACACTTGGGCGGTGCGGGTGTAGTTTTCAAACTGGAATAAGGGATCTTCTGAGCAAGTGCGTGAGCCCCAAAAACGGAAACCTGATTGGTTAATCAGCGTAGTGATGTCATTACTGTTTAGGTAGCCTGCATCGGTAGAAGGATCTTGTAAGTCCCAGAACACCGGCTGACTTAAACCAGTAACGCCGCTAACCGTGACGTTCGATAGCGTTTTGTGCCAACCGACTTCTTTGTCGATACGCGCGCGCAGACCTAATGCGCGAGCGGTCGCTGTCGCGTTAACACTGGCAGCCGCAACGGTATCAAACGCAACAAACTCAGGCCAAATGACCATCACTTCACGGTCGCCAAAGTTTTCACGGTAAGCCACGGCTTCTTCTTTGGTGGCGCAGCCGTAGGCGCTGATATAGGCAAAGGCGCGCAGTTTTTTGGCGGTTGCTGCAAGCGCTGTGGCAACGGGTAAAGTGTCTAATCCAGGCACGCCAAGAATGCGCGGCTTAACGCCCAACAAAGACTGGGCCGCCAGTAGTGCTTTGAGGCCAGTGTATTGCCCCAATGGCGTTACGGTGCCAATAATGTTCGCCGTTGTGGCGGTTTCATCCGCGCCCTGTTCAACACGCACCACGACAGTGAGCGTATTGACTTGATCAGCAATGCCTTCTAGCGTGGGCTTTAATGTGCCTAAGGTGCCAGCTTTACCAATGGCTTGCATGACATTGGTTAGCAATACTGGGGTGTTTAGCGGGAATAGCGTTGCATCGGCATCGCTGGCGGTGCAGACAATGCCGATGACAGAGGTTGATACTGTGCGAATGGTTCGGGTGCCATCATTGACTTCAATGACGCGGACCCCGTGGTGATAATCCATAATAAGCTCCGGTGCTGTGGGTTTTGCAAAACTAAGCAGGGCTAAGCTTGCAGAGCACACCGGAGCGGTGCTAGCTGTTTGAGTGGTAAGAGTCGCTTATTGACCTAAAAACCTCTGATCATTCATCAGTAGCGACAGGATAGCGCTGCTTGATCTCGACCACTTTATCGCGCCAATGTTGCTCGCTTTCTGGCGCTTGGTCGTATTGCCACTCCATATAAAGCGGGTCTGACTCTTCTCGATACGCAGCCTTACGTTTTTCGATGTTTTGTGACAATTCAAAGTCACGCTGAGCGAGCACAGAATTAACCTGCTCAGTGCTCATGCCTAAGTTGTTCATGTATTCACGCGACACATCAGTGTGCGATACGCCGTTAAATAAATAGGTGAATTTTTCATTCATTGCTGTTTCTCCTGAACGGCTTGGCCGTTTATTTTCAATAAGTAAGGCGGTCAATCTGCCGCCAATCGTGAGTGAACCGCTGCGCCTTCTCGAAAAATAAGTGCAGCACACAAAGATTCAGGCTTCACTACACAAAGAAAGCTGGACGGAAACCGATGTAGCTGCTCGCACCCGAGCGCGGATGGCCCAAGTTGAGCGCACCCAGCCCGGCGTTCGCGCCGTAGCTCCAGTCGCCACCGCGGACAGGGAACCGGTCGCCGTAGTTTCTCGCGCCAATGTAACCACCAACGGTAGCCGTAGTGGCCGATTCAATTAACAGCTTGCGCAATAGCTCGTTAGGCACGTAGCTCACTGCTTTAGTGATTGCAGCAAAGTGCGAGGCGGTTAGATATGGGTAATCGCTTGAATCGTCATTCATCGGACCGTTGCGCTTAGTCACTGCATTACTGAGAATTGGCGCGCCAGCGCTGCCCGTGCCAGTTTGGTCATCGGTAGGTGAATCAAAATAGGCAGCGTGTTTATGCCAGTTGGCTTCCGCCACGGCAGGGTTATTGTCCAGCGTGGTAATAACCTGGCCATCGTCTAGCTTAAATTGATCTAACCATTCCCAAACGTTGCCCACTAAATCACACACGCCAAAATTGGTATGGTCATGATTCCAAGTAGATGGCCCTTTGCCCGTGTCCGTTCTACCCGTGCCGCTCACGTCCCCTGGTGCACCATTATCGGAGCGACGTGCGGTTTCCCATTTCTTCTCGTGCGAGCGACCGTAGTTTGTGTTGCCGCGCGGTACGGTTCCATTAGCGAGGGACCATAGCGCAATAGCTGCCCACTCGTGCACTGACATCATGTGCCAATTTGCGCCTTTGCGTGTGCACAGCTCTTTTGCTACATCGTAGTTAACGGATGTGCGCGGCTGTACGCCACCAATAACGGCACTGCCACCATTGGCTGTTGAGGCTAAATATTTGCCGATTAATATCTCGCCGCGGGGTACGCCGTTAGTTTGGAACGCAGGGTGAACCCCTGTGCCAAGGTTTAAGTCAACCAGCCCTAGGTCTTCAATATTGAAGCGTGGGATAACGCACATAATGTTAGGATTACCCTGAGCGTCATACACCACGGTATTGCGACCGCCAGAATTGTGCTCGATAGCTTTTTTGTAGCCGTCGGTGGCGATAATGGTCAGTCCGGCCGCTTTTTGATCGTAGGTTGATTCGACCTTAGCAATGGAGTCATTGGTTTTTTTATCGATAGCCGCCATCTTGCCAGCGACTTCTTGCGATAACGCCTGTGATGCGGCAGTTTGTGTTGCGGACGCGACTTTTAGCCCCGCAATTTCTTCAGCAATCGAGCTCATAATTATCCCTCTAGTTGTCTAATGCGCTCACTGAGTTGCATGTTCCAGTGAGCATTTTTAATTACTGCCGCCGCATTTTGTAAAAATGCCGTACAGCCCGCGATAAACTCTTTGTCTAAAATCAGGTTAAGGTTTTCAGCGCCCACTACCACTGTGATGCTGTCTGTTGGCAGCGCCTCAATATTTAACGTAAACCACTGCACGACTTTTACAGCTGGGGTTCGGTAGCCCAGTGTCTTATTTGGTGCGCTGTATACGCCAAGCAAAGTCGTGCCAATGTAAAACCCTATCTCTTTGATGGCGTACTCTAGTGCGCCATCAAATACGCCAGCCATCCGTAGGCTTTTGCCACCATCTTGATAGTCAGAAATGGCAATGCGCTCTTTTTCAGCGCTCAAGCTGGTTTGGGTTTTAGAGGGCGTATAGGCGTTTGAGCCAAACGCCATGTGAGTGATCTCGGCTCTCAGCCCTTTGTCTTTTGCTGACAAGCAAGCGGCAAGGCCAGCTTCAGTAAATTGCAGTGTTAGTGCCATTACACAACTCCCGTTAATTCGTGTTCAGAGATGATTAGTTGATGCGACACCGCCGCAAGCTTGTGGGTAAATAACAATTCGTCAGGTAGCACAGGAGATAACTGGTAATTGGTATCGATGCAGTCAATACGATGCTCGATGCCAAATATGCCAGCTAAGGCAATAACACCATCAGGGCGAACGCCATTAGAATCGGCATCGATATCAGATATGCCCACACTAGGGCTAATGCCCGCAGCAATTGAAAGTGACTCTTCAAATGAGATACCAAGCTCAACATCAAAATGGATCGAGCCACGCTTTGAGGTTCGAATGGCCTCTGTCACCATGGCGAGCATTTTTGCGGTTATCAATCCTTCATTTTCGTCAGTGATATTGTCGTTAACTAACGCGAGCACTTTCATGGTGCCGCGCACATTGCTGCCAGCGCTTTCCCACCATTCGAGGATATTGGTCTTAATGCCTAAGCTATTAAGTGCCCGTTGCACCGCATATGGCGTGCCTTTGTGGCGATGAATATCGAAAGCATCGTTAACAACCTGGCGCTTAACGCTTTCAGGCCAACTGTCTTCCCACTGATCGACTGAGTAGGCCCATGCGAGCCAAGGCAGTAATGACAACGGACAACGAAACGGGTCCCACAAATCAGCAATCGACAAGGGTAAATCCAGTGAGCTGGCGATCACTTGTTCGATATCACGCTCAAGTGTTGACGCATTTGGAGGTAACAATGAGGAGCTCATTAGCCCTCCCCAATGGTGATATTGCTAGCGCTGCAAAATGCCGCTTGGTGAGCGAGTACAGCAATATCTTCTAATGGGCTAATCAGTTTTACGTTACTCACACCAGGCTGATGCAAGGCGCGGTAAATACCCGAACGAGTGTGAGCCGCACCTAAACGCCGCTGCTCTTTTTGATAGATGGCCAATGCTTTATTCGCAGCAGCTAACACAACCTGCGCATCTGGCCCTGGCAATATCTGTAATTGAGCCTCAACGTTATAATTAATGATCTCGGCTGATTGAATGGTAACTCTGTCGCCCTGCGGCCTGACCTTGGATGGCGTATTTGATTGGGATAACCCATCCGCACTCAAGCCAAATGTAGCGCGTACCTTTATGAGTAAATCGGCACTTGCCACACCATCGCCCTCGATAGATAAAACAGTCACCACCATGTCGCAGGGTTCAGGGCTGACAGCGTTAGCATCGGCCACGCGGCCATCGGCGCCCAACGCAAAGAAAACATAACCATCAATACTGCCGGCGGTGTTCAGTCCATCAAATGCCATTTGTACGCGACGTTTAAAGGATTGCTCATCCTCAATAATTTCTGGGATAGGCGGCACTGCAGTTGCGTCTCCCGCTTGGATCACTAATGGTGTGAGGTCATAACGCGAGCCTAACGCAATCAGGTCATTCCCCGTTGATGAGGCCAAAATATTACCGCGAGTCGCATCATTCATTTGCGCAACCAAGTGCATTTCACGGTAAGCGAACACCTGCAGTAATTTGGTAATAGGGTCAGATTCCAGTGCCAGCACAGCTTGATAACCTTGATCAATGCCGACCAATATTTGCTTAAGCGCCGCAAAGCGCTGCTCAAAGCTCAACGGCTGGATAATGTCAGGAACTGGGACTTTAGAAAGGTCAATGAGCTCAGCCATAGGTCGCCTCAAACGCTTGTTGCCGCTGGATATCGATGCGGTCTGTCAGCAAGTTAAATTGCATTTTTCCGTTAAGGTCGCCGGCAATAACTTCTATCTCAGTGATGCGAATACGCGGTTCCCAACGGGTTAGCGCGATAACTGCCGCCGCCATAATCTGCAGCTTTACCGCGGCGCTTTGGGGTTGGTCGATGAGTTCAAAAATGGCGCTACCGTAGTCACGACGCATCACCCGCGACCCCAGTGGGGTGGTTAAAATATCCTGGATACTTTGGCTAATATGCTGCGACTCGCTTAAACCGCGTCCATCAAAACGGCTCATGCCTTGCCAGTTTTTATTTGAGGTCATTGAGGGCCTCCGGATGTGCCTGGGCCAGTATCGACACCACCATGTTTATGGGTACCAAAGTTAATGCCATCGATGCTTACGCCGCCTGAGTTCGTCATTTTGCCGTTGTGTTCAATCGCGCCCGAGACCTTGGCGCCCTGATCTACGGTGAGCTTTTTCTTAACCTGTAAGTTGCCCGTAAAGACCGAGTTGGGGCAATCGATAGTCACCCGCTCGCTCGCCTGTACAGTGGCGGTTTTGATACCGGTAACTTTAAGCGCGCTGGTATCTGGGTCGTACTCAATCACCGCGCCGTCTGGATAAACAGTGCGTTCACGATTGTTGTTATCGTCAGGCTCTGGGTTTTCATCGCTATAAAGCGCGGGCAGAATGTAAGCATTTGTTAGATCGCCGCTAAGCGATAGCAGCATCACTTGCTCGCCTACTGTAGGGCGCCAACTGGTTTTTGCCTTGCCGGCACGGCGGGTGAAAAAGGGGCGAAACTGGGTAAGTAACTCACCGGTTTTTACGCGGCACGAATCGCCCTTTACTTCGGCAACGGTGCCAATACGTAAAAGGTTATCGATACGGCGTGTGAGTTCAGCAATAGCTGCAGCAGTGTTCATGCGGCTATGGTTGCCAGTTGTATGGCGAGCCGCAAAGGCTTTGGGTGGTATGTGGGAAGTTATAGCGCAAGATATAAGTTTAAAATCTTTTCTGCCCCTTTCCTTGTTTCGTATGGCTGAACTAGCTCTGCTTGATATTGGGCTGTTGACCTAATTTTAGTAATGCTACAAAGTGCCTACTGTTCTAGAGGCTTACCATTCTCTAGATAATCTTGGTAGTGCTTTTCTAATGCCTGCAAGAATGTTGCTCCACCCAATACGCTCTTTCCAAAGCTTGCCATCGACTATTACTCTATAGCAGTCAATACGATTGGTTTTATATAACTCTAACGTGTGCGTAGTTGATACACCATTGTCGAAATCGGTAATGTCAATAACTCTACGAAGCTCAGGAATGAGTTGAGCTAATACATCACCCTGATCGTATTGTGCTTAAGCAGCATTTACTTTACTGTATGATTTACGATAATTTTTTTGAGTCTTACTAGTGTGTCTATACATGCTTGGCCTCCTACCTTACAAGGTAGCGAACCTTGCAAGGTCTCAATAATAAGCTGTTAGATGAGAACATTGACTTGAGTGGTAGCATTATGGATAGAGAACAGTTTGAGTTGATAAAAGTTATGGAATTATGTTGTAGAGACATAGTTATAAACCTTTCAATGCACGATGAACTTAATAATGTTCCAGAACGAATAGAGTCGTCAGAGGGTAATATTCTATTCAATTCTTATTGGGCACAAACAAGAAATAATGCTGTATTTGTTTCTATATTACGTTGGTGTCAGGTTTTTGGTGCTCATAAAGAGGACACGCACTGGAAAAACATTAACTCTCTTTCCCTGTCGACAATGAGAGCAAATATATGTAACGCTTGCGATATCACAGAAGATGAGTGGGCTCAATATCACAAGATAGCGTTGAGTTTTAGACACAAGTTGGTTGCTCACGTTGATGTTGGAGAAATCTTACAAAACCCAGCAAAAGTTCATTGTTTAAAAGTTTATCTTGATTCAGCAAAATTTTTACGCAATATCCTAATTGAGCTGTTATTGGACTTTACTTGTACCGACTCAAAAGTACTTAATTATGTGCAGTTATTATCGCGATTGACTAACTCAGAACTCGAGCGACAAGCTAGGAAAATGGCAGCGACAGCTCTCATCTAACTGTTTAAGAGTGATTCGCAACGCGTGACATTTTTACTATGCGTTGCTTTTAGTGTTTAAGGTGGTATGCGGTGGCTTTTATGTTGCGTTGCTCACACCTTAACAGGGCGTTATCTCATAGAAATTTTTATCCGAAACTGACAGGTTAGAGTTAAGGCTTTAACTCGAAAATGTCCAAAAGCTGTTTGAGATATTAGTTGGTGGAGAGATTTAGACCATCGTCGCTAAATGCCTAACAATAGCCTCTTCTATCATGTCCTGCTCTTCAACCGTGAACCCCAACAACTCACGCTGCGGGTATTGTGCCGATATCCGCTCGTTTATCCTTCCCCTAAGCCCGTATTGATGCTCGGTCGCTACGCGGGAAATAAACCCCGTAAACCCAACACTGGCTGCTAATGCTGAATACTCAGGTTTTAAGTATTTTTGCCTGATGATTTTCTGAAACATCAGCTTCTTTTTAATAGCCCCAAGCCTTTTCGCCCATATAGGCTGCGGCTTTCTCGCCTCAAATGCGCTGCCATCTGGTGCTTTGTTTTGTTTAATCCGCTGCGCCTGGCTTGCTCGTAAGCGTCTTGAAATATCGCGGCTTAATTGCTTACGCGCGGCAGGGGATAATTGTTGTATTAGCCCGTCAAACAGTTCATTTAACTGGGTTAAATCGTCGGTGGCCATGGTACTTCAATCCCATTGGTGTAAAGCGTCCAATCAATCGCTTCGTCATTGAAAACGGGCTCTGGTAAGTGTGTCACTTCAAGCTGCATCCCCTCACCCGCAACAACTTTTACTCGCTCTGTTAATGCCAGCACAATTTCGATGTCGGCAGTGGTGTGATTAATGATTTCGGCTTTGAACTTAAAACCTGTCTCGCGCTTGTCTGGATTCAATAACAGCTCTGGTTGCTGTGTGGCCAGCCAACCTAAAATAGGCACGATAAGCGTATCAGCATGGGCGGCGTAGTCCGTCACGATTAATACGCAGTTGAATTGATACTCAAAACTCAGGTTTTGCCCCGCACCGGTGGCGATGATGTTGCCGTTCTCGATGAATACGTGCAGGCAATCAGGGTTTTGTTGTAAGTGGGGAACGTGGCTAGATAACAGCTCACGCAGCTGCGCCGGCTTATTCATGGTGATGACCTTCCGCTTGGCTTAAGGCTTTAGCTTGCTGCTTAACTTTCTGTTTAGCTTCTTGTTTAGTTTGGCACTCGATAATCATATCGATTTGTGCGGCGCAGTCATGCCAAGCCGTTTCGCAGGTATCTAGCTCACTGCTTATCCCTTGATTGCTTATTGGGTTGCTCGCCGGCAACAGGCAAGGGATCACGAGTGGACAACCAACGACGGTACTCTGCACTGCCACTAATGGCGGGGCGCTGGTGCAACCGGCTAATAGCATCAGGCAGGACAGTATCAGCCCAGGCTTTAACATCGCTAAGTTCACGTTTTAACTCCTCGATTTTGGTTCTTCTGAACCGACTAGTGTTATTTACACTGGCAAGTTGCTCACGTAAAAGCGCCTGCGCCTGCTGGTTTTCTGCCGATATCTGCTTTAAGTCAAAATAAGACTGCGACGTTTGAGTCAGCGATTGCAGCATTACGCCCTGCGTCTGCTGCAACTGACTAAGCCGCTCTTGCTGCAGATAAATCACGCCTGCCATAGTGAACGCAATCCCGATGGCGGCGACAATTAAATAGCCTGCAAATGGCTGGATAAACCGGCTAAGCAGCGACAACATTTTCAGCGCCTTGCGACTTGCTCGCGGCAGTAAACTGCTGATACTTGCGCGCTAATTTAATGTCGTAGTCATTTTCTTTATAGGCGGGGCCATTGTAGCGCTTGGCAAACTCTGCCCACTTACGCGCTTTGAGTGCCTTATGCAACACAGGATCTGCTTCGATAAACTTAACCAAGGCATTGAGCTGTTCACCCTCTGACATGTCCATGGCTTGCTTGAAGGCCTGCGGCGATGGATAGCCCAAGGCTTGCCAATGAAAGCCCATTATCTGAAACATGCCCCAACTACAGGCACAAATCGCCGCCTCTGGATTAAACTGGTACGCAATCGCAAAACGCTGGTACTCACCACTGCCGCCGGTATAACCGCCACGGGCTGGGTTGCAAATATTCGGGTACTTCGTTGCCAGCTCTGCCGCTGCTGCTGCATCTTGCTCCAACACTTCACGATAAAATACATGCCGTTCAAATAAAATACTTGGTCTACCACAGGCAAAAAAACCAAAGCCGTTGGATTCCACTTCTGCCACGCTGGCCATTGCAGAAAACGAGACGCCAAGCAGGCTAGCTGCTGCCAATAATTGTGAGCTTTGAATGAACTTGTTACGGCTTTCTCCAGCGAGGAGCGCTAACGTTCTTACGCCAGCGTAGCCGGTTCTCGGTAAGTCATGCTTATCTTGAAATTGCGCGATGGCCTTTTGGGTTGCATCACCAAACCAACCATCTACCGTTAATGACGCACCAGCGGCATTGAGCCGTTGTTGTAAATCACGCACTGCCGTGCCATTGCTGCCTTTTCTTAGAGTCATCTCGATTACCTATGTTTGGTTTTTAATGTTTGTGCACGGGGAATGCGCACTAGCCTGCTACCAACTTTTTTCGAGTTTGGTTGCAGAAGATGCGCAACATTGCCCCGCGTTTGGAAAATGGCAATGCAGAGCGTGGCTTTTAGAAATACCTCCGCATAACTCGGCACTGTGGCGATGCCATACACTGTGTGGATGACCTCAATACCTGCGGCAACAGTGATCAAGTAAGCACAAATACTGATGAATATGCGATGCCGCCCTGTTCGTACGAACAAAGCCAGGCGCAACACAATTAAGCTACAAATAACGGCATTAATGATTAGCATCATTTCCCCTTAAGCCCGCGCAGGGCATTAAGCCAACTTTCTGGGTTATTGGTGAGTTTCATAAAATACTGCAGCATGCGCACAACACAGGCGGATGAAATGAGTGCCGCCATACCCACATTAACCTGCAAGGCATCTGGCAGTAATGCACTCAAGGCATTGGCTGCCCAATTGGCGCACAGTACGCCGCCCAAAAATGACACAATAAACAGTCCGATACGCTGGTAATTCCCCGCGGCGTCATTCGAAATAATGAACAACACTGCACCGGTAAACGCGCCGATCATGACTGCAGGTTCAGCCCCTGGCACTAATGTCAGCACGCTGGCGGTGACGACTGCTGATGTGGCTGATGTCGCTGAAATTGGCTCGCTCATCATTAATCCCATAGTTGAATAAAGTTTGGCTGTGTCGGCGCGGCCACCTGCACAGGAAGAAGTACCAGCGTACCGTTTGGCAATATAGGGCCAATGGCAGCAAGCTGCGGGTTAGCGTCTAGCACTTGCTCAGTGATCTCCGCCGTTACCCCAAGGTATCGATAACAAATCTTATCGACTGTATCGCCCTCGATGCTGCGCACTGCCTGCAAGCTACTCATTAAATGAGTTCCACCGTGACATGGCTTTCGCCTAAGATGTCGCGAATAGCAAAGCGTGCATCACGGCGAAGATCGTCAACGCTATCGCCGAGCACTTCACCCGCCTTTAGCCCCTTGGCCGTGCTCTCAAAATCGCTATAACGCTCAATAAGATTGGCTTTGGTGAGGCAGTACACCGCGCGTAAATACAATTGCAAATAGATGCTCTGGCCGTTGATTTGCTCGGCTGGCACCTGTTCTAAACCGTCAAAGCCCAAGATTTGCTGCCCGATACGCCAATCCTTGAGATCACTGTTTGTCTGCAGTGCTGCATTGATGACTGCGTGCTCAAGTCGTGCGTTTGTCACTGTGCCATCAAGGCGCATGGCATCGCGCAATGTCGCTAACTGAAAATCAGGCCAAAACGGGCTGTTGGTAATCGTGCTTGGTGCTGCGCTAGTGGCTGGGGCGATAAAACTCATGTTTACCTGCTTGCGGCTAGGTTGTGCGGTGGGCTGGCTTAAGTAGTGAAATTGGATAACGCTACTTGGCCAGCGCCGCACGGGTTGCGAGGGTCGCTCGGTTAACCAGCACTGCCTTGTGATTCAGAGGGCTCAGTGCTTTCGGTTGTTTGTTTGTCGGCGTTCTTAAGATCACGAGTGACTTTCTCGATAAACTTCTTCACACCCACTTTATCGTTTAGGGCTAATGCTTTTTGATAGGCGTCGAGCGCAGCGGTTAACTCGCCTTCCGCTTCAAATGCTTGCCCCATTTGACGCAGCAGCTTAGCGCGCGCTTCGTCGTACATGTCGCTCTCGGCCGTAAGCTCAAGCACAGCGTTTAGCTGCGAACTGGCTATCGGTGTTTCGGTTTCAATCACGCGCGCGGCGGTTTCGGCAACTTCTTCGGCAATGGTACAAGCCAGATTGCGCTCAAAGCGGTCTGGCATAACCAGATCATGCTTAAGCGCATATGCAGCTAGTTCAATCGCGCGGTCGATATTGCCGACATCGATATGCCACAGCAGCACAGTCACGAACACTTCATCCTGCACGCCACTATCGCCCTTAATGGTGCCATCAATATAGGCATCGTATTCAGGCAAGAACTGCGATTTGGCCTGCTGCTTACGTGCGAGCGCCTGCACTGTTTTTAAGATGCGGCGATGCTCGGTAAGCTGCATAAGCATGAGTTCGTAGGTGTTTTCGGAGCGAGCGCTTAAGGGGGAATCCGTTCCCCGCGCTGCGGCTAACACGCCATGAAAGCGTTTATGGGCGGGTGATGTCATGGCTATGCTCCCATCTCAATGTTTTCGGCAAACGCTGTGCAGCCGTAATCTTCAACTACATAGGCATCGTTTGATGATTCGTAGTTTTCAATTTGGTCGCGTTTAGGGTTATCGATCACACTGCGACGGCGAGCGCCTTCTTGCCAGTACAGGCTTAAGTTATCTAGGCGCGTGACCAGCAAGGCGTTAGCAGGGAAATGCGGCACACGCACGGCACCTAATCCGCCAATGCGCTTTTGGCTGATAATCATGTCAGCGGCCATGGTTTCCGTGGGGACGTTGTCTTTGTTGATAATCGGGAAGTACTTATCAGCCAGCAATTTACGGCCACAAATCACAACCAGCTCAGTATCGTCTTGATGCCATGGATCAATCATGTTGTTAACCATGTCGAATACCAAAGCATCGAGGTTGGCGTAATCGGTGCCGATAACAATTTTACCGGAGCCTTCAACCACTTCTGCCATATGGCGCTGCGGTGCATGCTGGCGAATTTTTTTAAGCCAACCGATGTTTACATCTTGCAGTAATGGATTATTTGCGCGGTTAGAGGTTGCCGCGCGACTGGTACCATTAAAGCCGATCATGATGCGGTCGAGTGCTTGCTGTTTCAGAATGGCATCACGGATGCGCGCCTGAAAATCAGGGAACTTGGCCCACATATCAATCTTGGCGTAGCGAAGCGCCGTATCGAAGTTGGTTTGTGTACAGTCATAACCCAGCGCATCTAAATCGGTTGGGTCAATGGCTTGGCGATCGCTTTGAGTCGTATCGGTCGTGCCAGCAATCGTACCGTTAATGCCAAGGCCTAACTTTTCGCCTGACTTTTCGGTGACAGGTACAACGTTAATCATCCCCAAGAATTGCGAGCTTTCTTGCATTCGCGTTTCTAGCGTCTGCTGGACTGTTGGTTCAACGGTAAATTTGGCCGTTGCTGTTTCTACGCCATTGAGCGTGGCAACTTGGCCTAGATAACCGTTAAAAAGTGTACGGGTGGTATTGCGCATGTTTGCTCCTTAGCAATCGGTTTTAATATTGGTGTCGCCACCGGTTGCGGGTGAACGTCGTTGGCCTGTTGGCTCTTCTTTTTCAAGCTGGCCCTTGAGTGCATTGAATTGCGTGCTGAGCTCATTAAAATCCGTTTGCAACTTGGTCAAATCTTCCATGCCTTTGCTGACTTTTGCACCAAATTGCATTTCAGCATCAGCAACGGCTTGGGCTATTTCTTCAACGGCCTGATGCACATCGGCAAAGTCGGTTTTTGCTTCTGCCTTGTTTTTACCTAACAGCGCTTTAACCTTGGCAAATAGCCCGGGCTCGTCGCTGACCTCTTCAAATTCAAAATCCACTTCCACTGCAGAAGTAAATAGGTTTTCGGGGCGTTGCTTACGCGAGTTAAGCGGGTTGTCTTTGCAGGTTGCGGAGAACGCCAGCATTTCAGTGCCAAGGGATGCGGGGGAATCGGTTACTGCCAAACCTGATAGATAGCATTTGCCCGTTTTGGCAAAGTCGGGATCAATCTCAACACTGGTATACACTTTCTGCTTTTTCTGGTTCATGGCGATCAGTTCGTCTGTTGGCTCGATTTGCGCAAACAGGGTTAATTTGCCATCGACTTCTTCAGCCTTTACCGCAGTCACATCGCCATAGGCTTTAAATGCGCTGTCGGGGGTAATACCGCGAATATGCTCAAGCCAAATACGGGCGCCATACTTTGCCGTGTTATAGGTTTCTACAATATCGGTGATCCACTGACGCTCAACGACTCGTCCGTCGGTTGTATGTCCTTCAGTAAATACACGGAAAAATTTCGATTTCTTAGCCATTTTGTCGCCCTTTGGGGTTGAATTAGGTCTGTTAACTGCTGCCTGTATGGTCAAGAGCAAGGCGATGATGAGCAAGGGCTTCGGGCGGTATAAGGAAACCGATACCGCTTAAACAACAGGGTTTTAGTTATTAGGCTATTTACACTGGCGCCATGAAACTGAATCCCCAAACCTCTACAGATAAGAATCAACGCCAATATGCTAAAAATCTTTTTTGGCAAGGTTGGCACGTCCGAGAAATTAGCCAGCACCTGCAATTGCCTGAGAGTACGGTATCGAGTTGGAAAAAACGTGACGCTTGGGAAGATGCCAAACCCATTGACAGGGTGGACTCTGCGCTTGAGATGCGCATGCTGCAGCTCATCAACAAAGAGGATAAAGACGGTAAGGATTTTAAAGAGATAGACCTACTCGGTCGGCAGCTGGAGCGAATTGCCCGTATTACTCGCTATCACAATGGCGGCAATGAGGCAGACCTCAATCCGAACGTACAAAACCGCAATGCAGGATCTAAAAAGCAACCGGTGAAGAACTTCGTTAGCGAAGATGATTTGGAAAAGCTGATTGAGGCATTCCAAGATTCGATGTTTGCCTACCAAAAGGAATGGTACACCGCAGGCTTAACCCAACGTATACGCAACATTCTCAAGTCGAGACAAATTGGCGCGACTTACTTTTTTGCCCATGAAGCCATTATTGATGCCCTAGATACTGGCCGTAACCAAATATTTTTATCGGCCAGTAAGGCGCAGGCCCATGTGTTTAAGCAGTACATCATCCAGTTCGTAAAGGATGTCACTGGTATTGAGCTTAAAGGCGACCCAATTGTGCTGCACAATGGCGCCATTCTGTACTTTTTGGGCACCAATGCCAGAACGGCTCAGTCTTACCACGGCAACCTGTATTTGGATGAGTACTTTTGGATCCACAAGTTTCAAGAGTTCCGAAAGGTCGCCTCTGGTATGGCTATCCATGCAAAATGGCGCCAAACCTATATTTCGACTCCGTCATCGATTACCCACGACGCCTACCCGTTTTGGACTGGCACATTGTTTAACCGTGGCCGCCTTAAAGCCGATCGCATTGAGATTGATGTGAGCCATAGTGCCCTAGCAAATGGCCGCAGGTGTGAGGATGGCCAATGGCGGCAAGTGGTCACGGTCGATGATGCTATCCGCAAAGGTTGCAACTTATTCGACCCAGAAACACTGCACTTAGAGTACAGTCCTGACGAATATTCAAACCTGCTGATGTGCGAGTTCATCGACGACACTATGTCGGTGTTCCCTATGGTGATGATGCAGCGCTGCATGGTTGACTCGTGGGAAGTGTGGACAGACTACAAACCCTTTGCACCAAGACCGCTCGCGCACCGTGAAGTATGGATTGGTTACGACCCGAACAAAGGCGGCAAAGGTGATAGCGCTGGCTGCATTGTGATTTGCCCGCCTGCTGTGCCAGGCGGTAAGTTCCGTGTGATAGAAAAACACCGTTGGAACGGGATGGACTTTGAGGCGCAGGCCAAAGCAATTCAGGATATCTGCAATAAATACAACGTGACCTTTATCGGTATCGATACCACTGGCCTTGGTGAGGCAGTGTATCAACTGGTGAAGAAGTTTTTCCCGCAGGTCACGCCATTCCTCTACAACCCTGTGCTGAAAAGTCAGATGGTGATCAAGGCCTATGACGTGATCAGCAAAGGCCGCTTGGAATATGACGCAGGTTGGACCGACCTCGCCCAGGCATTCATGAGCATCCGTAAAACCCTGACCGCTAGCGGCAAACAAGTTACCTATGAATCCGCTCGCAGCGAAGAAATTAGCCACGCCGATATCGCGTGGGCGGCAATGCATGCGCTTTACAATGAGCCACTGGATACCAGCGGCACCAGTACATCGACGTTGGAGATTTACGACTAATGGCAAAATATAGAAAGGCTCGAACCATGGCAGCCAAACCGCAACAACAGCAAGGGCCGCAAGAGCAACGAATTGAGACCTTTACCTTTGGCGACCCTATGCCAGTGCTGAGCCAACGGGAGATTTTTGACTATCTTGAGGCCATGTCGAACGGTAAATACTACGAGCCGCCGCTGTCTTTGACTGGCCTTAGCCGCATTTATCGTGCTTCTGTGCATCATGCCAGCGCGATTCAGGTAAAGCGCAACATTCTAAAAAGTTGTTTTATCCCGCATCCTAAGCTCAGCCTGTATGACTTTTCTGCCATTGTGCTCGACTATTTGGTTTTTGATAATGCCTATGTGCAAGTCATTAGGAACCGCCTTGGCGGAGCATTGAAGTATCAAGCCTCGCCGGCTAAATATACTCGAGTAGGCATTAAACCTAATCAGTATTGGTGGGTACCTAACTTTCACGAGGAGATGGAGTTTCCCGAAGCATCAATCTTTCATGTAAAAGATCCTGACCTAAACCAAGAGGTTTATGGTATCCCCGACTATGTGGCTAGCATGAACTCATCGCTGCTAAATGAAAGCGCGACCCTGTTTAGGCGTCGGTACTATGAGAACGGTAGTCACGCTGGATTTATCATGTACCTCACCGACTCAACAGTGAACGAGAAAGATGTCGCCAAGCTGCGTGAATCCCTAAGAAACAGCAAAGGCCCTGGCAACTTCCGCAACTTGTTTTTGCATGCACCAGGTGGCAATAAGGACGGGATCAAATTAATCCCAGTGGCAGAAGTTGCCGCGAATGATGAGTTTTTGAGTATTAAGAACGTCAGCCGTGACGACCAGCTGGCATCGCACCGCGTACCGCCTCAACTCATGGGGATAGTGCCCAACAATACCGGCGGCTTTGGTGATGCCGGCAAGGCGGCACAGGTATTTGATGCAAACGAGCTGGATTGTATTCGCCAATCACTGCTAGCTATCAACGAATGGGCCGGCGAAGAGATAGTCCGCTTCAAGCCTTACCAACTGGCGGTCGCAACCGAAGCCAAGTAACTATCGGAACCCCATTCCCATCAACCGCCCTCGGGCGGTTTTTTATTGCCTGCAGTTTACCCCCACTTTCAACCCAGCGCGCGCCGTCAGACCCACGCCACGCCTGCGCGCTTTTTCGGGTGAAAAAAACGCAGTAATGCAATCCTCTAAAACCGCGCCAGCGCTTGCTGCTTACACTGGTGAACCCCAGTTACAAAAAACGCAAAAAAACGCGATTGCGATCATTTAGCGATCCCCGAGATCCATTAGACATTTCTGATTCGTTTTACGATTACTTGGAGGCTTTCAGTTCGATGATAACCAGTGTGATCAGACCTAAGAATATTTATAGAAGATAAATGAGTTAAGACACATGCCTACCAACATGTATCTCAAATTACAAAATGTAGGGATAAATGCCTGCTTAAGCGGACAAAAACTGTTGGTTACAACGAGGAGTAAATCCCAACATAACAGACTGTTTTATTTAACTTAAATCACTTACCGCAAACCCAGCTGGCCTCTACTTTTTACTAGCTTTTTGGCTTTATGATCTGCTGATAGCCATAATAGCTCAAACACATATATGGGACTGGTTAAGAGCATACCAAAGACAAAACTTTTCTCTAAAATGGCAGGAAATGCAGGCTCAGTTAATAGATTTAGATAAAAAGCTATAACTCCCCAGAAGAGAAGAAAATATGTATGAGCCCTTACAACCTGCATAGTCACCGCAGAGTGATTAACTCTAGCTATACGGAATTCTTTAAGCCTAACTAACTGCTTCTTTCTAAAATAGCCTTTAAGAGGCTTAAGTACTGTGTTTAAGAGAAATCCAAAAGCCTGTTTTAAATACTTGTCAATATAAGGGCTCAGTTTAGGAATAACATAAGCTAATAAAGCTCCACCAATTAATCCAATTATTGTATTTTGATCCATTAAAACTCCATGATAACAATGGGCTTATAACGCTCAATTAAGTGGTGAACAACGCACTGGCCAAACCGCTGCATTACACAGTAACCACTTTACCTGACGCATAGTAAAACTGCCACGCGTTGAGAATCCACTTAAATTGTTTGTTAGGTATTTGGTACCTTAGGAACTGAAATTTCTACCAAACGATCATGCTCTCTAAGTGGGGAAGCTTTATGCTCTCGTTCAGTAAGAATGGTTAAATCAAAATCAATAGATAACTTTGAACCCAGCTCATAAAAAATATTGGACAAGTCCGCATGAAGTTGTCCTAAGTTTTCAGTGTCATTCTTAACCACAAGCAGCAAGTCACAATCGTTTGCATAGCTACTGCGAAAAAACGAACCAAAACCATACACACTAAACAGGTTGCTGTTTTTTGTATGGATAGACTGGATTTCCCTTGTCATCTTTCTGATGATATAACCAGAACTCATTTTTCCACAACGCTCCTGTTAATTCGCTCGAATTGAAAAGACCAATATTTTTGGATAGGCAAAGCTGTTTCGCTTCAATCGTATACCCATTCCAATTACCACCTACAGATATATAATTTACATCTGGAAACTCTTGCAAAACTCGGTGTACTGCAGCCTCACCCAAAGTGTATTCATCAAGACAGATCAATGTAATTGAACTGCCATCTTTCCTGTCAAACTCCATAATGATGTCGTCATGACGTGAGTAACGAATAACATTACCGTGAGTTTGGATAGCCGATTCTAGCCACGCAATTCGGCTGAATGACACCCCCCATGAATTTGAACCATTTGACATTATGCGAAAACCTCTGAAAATTCGTTAGGAAATAATTGATAGGAGTCGAGCCGTTGATATACGTGCTTTTCATACGACTCTACGTGTACACGGAACTTTTCGATAGCCCGAATAGTCTGCATATCTTCAATAAGCTCTTCATTTGCGTCGATAAGGTTTAATATTTTCCTATTGTTAGGCAGAATTTTGTCAATTCTTCGCAACTCCCAGACAAGATAGGCATTAGAGCTGGGATCTGATTGAGCAGCTTCACTCTTTGGACCAAATGCATCAAACGTAGCCTTATTGCTAGCCAGCAGTCGAGCAACAGCGATATTTAACTTATCAAAGTTCTCAAACTTTGTGGCTTTCCCTGCGCTACTTATTTCTGCTTCATGATTTCTTTTCCACTCATGGAGCATCTCAACGGGATAAGTACCCTCCGGTGCTTTATCTATATGAGTGTGGTGAGTTGGACATAGCAAAATCAAGTTATCATATGTATCAGCACCTCCCTCAGGAGTGCCCCTAGCAGCAGTAGGTTTACTGCCTATTACATGAGCCATTTCTCCAACTACATAGTTCCCCGATGCTACCAATGAGGTCAAATCTTCATCACAACCTGGTTTGGAGCATCGCCCTCCAGCTCTGCCCCAAAGTATTTTGGTATCTACTGTTCCTATGGCCATACTTATTACTCCTCGGATCGCAATGAAAATACCTAACGCCCTGTTAAGATGTGAGCAACGCAATACAAAAGCCGCCGCATACTACCTTAAACACCGAACGCAACGCATAGTAAAAATGCCACGCGTTGCGAATCACTCTTGAACAGTTTGTTAAATGAATTCTTGGCCATTAGTACCTGTGTTATCGATATAATTTTTATAATAGTTTGAATAGTTTTCTAATTGGCTAAACTTAGCCAACTTTTCAATCGTATCATCAGTGTGCTTGAGCTTCATATTAGCCTTTAAAAATACTAACATTAGCCCAGAGAAAATTACGGATATCAATGAAAGCATTACTCCTTTTAAGGAAAAGAGAATATCCCAAAATGCCCCTATCGATAAACTTATCTCCGCATTTACTTCCAATGGAAGAAAACTCAGCGGGTATACAACACCAGCGAAAAACAATAGCAATACAGAAATTATTGAAAAGTTAATCAGATTAGACGAATCTTGCCCTGAACTAAGTTTTTCGACATGAGACTTATTGACTTTAACTTGATGGAGAGTTCTAACTAATAAGTTATCGATTTCTTCTCGCTCAGGCGTTGTATTTATACTGACGACTGATAGTGGTTTTATATACATCAACTTTGGCATTGCATATGCAATGCCAAATGTATTGCTTTCGAACTTGTCTCGCTCTGCCTGTTCTTTTTCTCTTATAGAGTGAAACTCCGCTACTTTTTCTTCTAATAATGGAACAATATCTCCCTTAGCATCAAAAGATGAAAAATTATACTTCTCTAAGTATTCAGCTGAGGTTAACAATTCGCCTTTTTCGTGAAACGCTTCATCTATATCACAGAGCTCTTGATCTCTAATTCGCTCATTATACCACTTAAAATATCGCGACTTAGCCTCGTCACATAAAGCTTCAGACTTTAATATGAAGTTTGAAGCGTCTGCTTTGTCCTGCGAAAATTCTGCTTGATTTGAAACTATTTTTGTAATCAAAAACGCAGCAAAAATCCCCACTATGGCGCCAGATGTTTGGCTGATAGTGCTAAAAAATACGTTCCAATCCAAAAGTGTACTCCTATTCATTTAACATTTTATTTATGCGCTGCGCTGTTTACCTCATTAGACCAGTGAAAACGCGCACAGTTAACTACATGTATGCAAAGAACTTATCAGCTTTTTATCAAATACACTATCCGGGAAAATGCGCATGCGCGTTTTCCAAACCTATTAACTAATTTTGGATAAGTATATCCACATGATTTTATGGGTTTTATTAATTTTAGGCAGGAAAAACGCGCAAAGAAATGAGTTAAAGCAACCTGTCGAATCTGATTGCATCGAGATTTGAGTATTAACAGGTTGAGTTCAGGCTAATCCAATTTATTTATATCTCTATTTTTACACTACTTATCTAGTGTGGTTTTTATTATCTGAATTCTGGAGCATCAATAGGCGGATTCTGAAGGTCTCCCGTCAATAGCGGCTCAAATCTGCCAACTTGATTTGATTCAATGACTAGCTGTCGCAGCTCGTTAAAGTTCTGCTCACCTTTGCTCTTTTGCAGCGCCGCATACTGCATGGCCAAGCCTGCTTTTTTGTTTAGCAGCATTAATGCCTGGCTAAAATGCTGCTGGGTAACATGAAAGCGGGCATACGCGCGCTTAGCTGGTAGGCCTTCAACTAAGTGAGCACGCAGCGCATTCTTTTTATCTTCGCTGGTGATGCCCGTTAGCTTAAGCAATACCTCAAACTGTTCGGCGCTTTCACAACCTTGAATCAGTGTTTTCATGCTGAATACTCCATCGTTTTTTCCCACGACTGCATTTCTGAGACAAGCTCATCTAGCGGAATGTCTTCAATTTCACGATATCGATACGGTTCGTTCCGCAGCTGGCCATCATCAACCCACCATTCCCCGCCGTCAGCATCCATCACTCGACAACCATCGAACAATAACCGCTCAATGTTGGCAGGGTCAGTAATGCCTACCTGCGCAAGGTGCCTGATAATTCGGCTATCAACCTCCTCCAAAACAGGGTCTGTACAGTTATTCCTACAAGTCCAAGGAGAGCCAAAAGGCAACGGCAACAGCGCCATGCTCCACTTTGGCATAGCGTCTTTGAGTTCTTTTCTTGAAAGCCGGCTTTCAGCATTCATGGCGCGATTAACGGTGAACAGGTCTTTGCGGCGTTGCTTAAGTTCCTTATATGCTTTCTGTTCATCTTCATTAGCTTTACGCAACTTCCAACGCTCGCCACGGGTGATGATTAAGCGCTTTTTACCAAAAGCGATGCCGTTGATGCCCTGCACGCGCTTTGTTACTTCGCCGTATTGGTTGCCCTCGGGAGTGAGTTCATAATTGAGTGACAGCTGTGCATGCTTCATCGCCTCTTCATAACCTTTCCAATCCGAGCTACAAGCTGCAGCCCTTACCGCTTCAATCTCAGGCGATTGAGGGCCTACTTTCAGGCGGCGCAATTCGCGCCAAATCTGCACGGACTCAGCACCATAAAACTGGTATTGCCGAATGCCGTATCGACTGGCCCACGCCGCGACACGGGCGGAAGCCGCCTCAATAGTTTGGCCGGACTCCAGTTCAAGCTCTTGCTGGCCATGCATGTGATCACCTGGAATACCTTTAAGTAGGTACTTGATGAAGTAACCAGCAATGCCGCTTTTGCCGTTAGCATCTTTTCTGATTGGCTCTATTTTTAACCGGTGCTCAGCAGCCCCAGGTTCATCACCATCAACCTGATAGGCGTACTTGGTAATAATGTCCTTAACTGCCGCTTCATGCTCAGGCTTAATCACCCACGCCATATGCCAATGTGGCGTCGAGTCTTTGTGCGGCTCAGCAACACGAAACCCTAAAAACGGAATATTGCGATAACCCAATGCTGAGCGCATTTTCGCAAAAGTATTAACTAGGTATTTCTGTGCTCGCTTGGCGTTGCCAAGATCCCACTTATGTGAATTTGAATGGTATTTACTCGGACAAGTGAGCGTTACCGCCAGCGCAATCATGCCTGCAGCCTCGGCGATTTCTTCTAAGCCGCGATTACGCACAATCAGCTCTGTGACACGGTTTGTCGGGTTAGCGTTGCCCGCCATTGCCGCTTCAATCAGCGGTAAGATCACCCCATCATCATTTTCAATCATTGTGCTTTCAAGCCACTGCATAGCCGTCTTTTGCTGTGACTGCCACTCACTAAAGCATTCATCGCTGATAAAGGGGGTTTTCTGGGTGATGAGGCCAACAGCTAGGCAAAGGTGTTCGCAACACTGATCCCGCAATTTTAATAGCTTCTTGCCCCACCATTTTGGGCAGGTCATCCGTAATATTGCGCACTCAGCCGCTTCATTAATGCGGTCAACGTGCGCCGCTTGCCAGTATGGCGGCTCGATACTCCATGTTTTGCAGAGTTCGGCAGCTGCGTCATAGGCGTTAAAATAAGCCATGTCACTGTGGTCGGCAGCTGCAATTGCCTTAATCTGCACCATGCAAGCGTCGGCCATTTGTGATGCTACCTGCTTAAGCTCAGTCGATTTGCGATGGCGCAACAATCTAAATGCACTAAATGGCGAGGCCGCAACTAATGCGCAGCTTTCAGGGCCCAAATCCTCATTATCATCAAGCTCCTTCGCTGAATGCTTAACAAACTTCATGCCCGATATTTTATGAAATGGGTACTTATGCCAAACCACTGTTAACTTTTGAATGGTTTCGCGTAAATACGCCGAGCCAGCAACAATGCCACCGCGATTAACACGTTGCTGATAGGTTTTTTGTACTTTATTGCGCACATGGAATGACAGCGGCGCAAGCATTTCAAAGCCTTTTGCCGCAGTAAAACGCTCTGCAGGTTTATCAAAAATAGGCTGATACAAACGAGTTGTATCAATCTTTTCCCGCACGTCAACAACCTCATCCTCCCACAAGTCCACCGATGCAACAGGCAAGCGCTCCGCTGCAACAGCAAATACAGCTAGTACCTCATCAGTAAGCGGCGTTGGCAAATGCTGCAAACGCCGCTTGAAAGGAAATGGATTAGAAGAGGTGCGCGCGCTCATTGGGTAATGCAGCTCCGGCTAGCGTTTTGCTGAAAAAATGCTAGTGATACAACCAATAGCGTCAGTGGTGTAAGCTGTTGTCGCCTCGGTGGTACGCGCAATTTTTTTAGCTAATAACACTTCGTCACAGCCAAGCGCCTGCCAGTAAAGGCACTCAAGTGCGCCCAATACCGCAGCTAATCTTGCGAGGCTTAGTTCTGTTGGGTCTTCTTGGTACTGTCTCAAGCGGATCAATAAATCCGCCCGATTAGCGCGAAAGTGCTGCAACAAATGCGCGAAACGGTGCGACTTTTTAGCCATTACTCAGCCGCCATCTTTAAAATCAGTTCGCGGGTAAGCTGGCAGTCATACAGCGCACGGTGCGCCGTCCCTTCGAGCGTGATGCCCTGCTGCTTGGCGGCATTGACTAACGAATGCCACTTAAAATCACCATGGCCGTGGTTCCAGTCGCCCTTGTACTGGGCATACGCCAACATGGCGCAGTGGAATTGATAACTAGACATAGTCTTAAACAGCGGATGGGTAAGCGGATCTGTTTCACTAAAATTCGACAGTGCAGAACCAAGCATATTTCTATCAAATGCGGCGTTATAAGCGACCACTGGGCGGTCTTTAATAATGTCCGCCACGCGCAACGACACCTCATTAAAATACGGCGCATCGGCCACCATTTCGTTAGTAATGCCGTGGATAGCAATCACTTCGTCAGGGATAACGCCAACAGGCTTAACTAAAGTGTCGAGTAACACCTCACCGCTTACGGCATCGATAATGCTGATCTCTACAATTTCACTGCCCCATTTAAGCCCTGTGGTTTCAGTGTCTAAAATCACTGTGCCATTATCTAACCAGCTCTGAGCCTGCACGCTGGCGGAAATATTGCCCGCAACTTTAACTTTTTCTAAATTTTCAACGTCATTCATTATTTTACCCTTTGAAATAATTAGTGTTCTTTCAGCTTCGGCTCTGCCCAAGTCAATCCCAATAAATCTACCCATTAACCAACGATCCCATCCGTTACAAAGTCGAAACCGCACTTTTGACAGACCTCGAATTGCGCTGGCATTAACCCATCGTCATCACCAGTGAAATGCCTAAGGCCGCAATGAAACTCTGTGTTTTCTCCACACTCAGGGCAGTGCTTCATTACTTTTGTAATCTTGAAATCCGAGTGCTCATTAATATTCATCATTCCCCCCTCAAATCTTGCAGGCTAATGCCCAACTCTCTGGCTAACTCAATATCCTCAATCCGCCGAGCGCGGGCACGTTGCGCTCGCTTGGCTTCACTTACTTGGCTACGGCTAGCGTAAGGTAAACCGTCACTACGCAAACCTGCTTGATGACGACCGTTAAAAACGGGGCGTGGCTTATAACCAAGTTCGGCGAGTATTTCGCCCTGATTTAAATGCGACGGGCTCATGCATGCACCCCGCTTTGTAATGGACGGTTAAATAACACCAAGTCCCACATGGATTGTTTAGAAACAGACTTACCATTAATGGCGATCACCTTGACCTTACGGTTAGGTAAAGGCGTCACCACACACTGATATTTTTTTGAAGAGCGAATGTTAGATAGCTTGCCTGATGCACTCGCGGCCGAAATACCTAATTCGGCGGCTAACATGCCGGCGCTGTAAAACTTGCCAGTGGCTAACATTCGTTCTGCTGCGGCTAACGTACACATGCCTAATCCTCCCCTTCGTTTTCCTGCGTTTCTTTAATGCAGCTTGGGCAGACAACAGAACAGCTTTCATCTGCGGTTTCGTAGCTATGCCAACCCTGAGATGCTGCCATTGCGGCTGCGTCACCAACGCTGGCATCAATTTCACTCGCTGCTAGATGAAGTTGTTTTTCACACATGAAACAGGTGATCACATAAAGCGAGACAACTCTGATTTCTGATAAATCGACATGGGCTAGTTTCATGCTCCCACCCTCTTTCTATATAGCTCTTCCATATCCTCAAATGAGCACACCAGACGAAAGCAAAACCAGCTCAAATCATCATCCTTTAAAATAAAACGGGCGGCTTTCTCTAGGCCACTCGCCATACCTCGATAGCGAGCTGCAGTAGTGAGTACTCCACGCTGTAGAGCCGCTGCATGCTTCCAGTGAAGATCAGCTATCACCTTACGCATGGCGAGGTGTTGTGGGTTACTTAAGTCAAAAGAAGGGTGTTCAAACTGCGACCCATTGGCCGCCGTTGTTTGTGTAGTCATATCAAGCCACCTGTACTTGGTTGACGTGGATGTTATTACGGATAGCAATAATGCGAATACCAAGTGTTTTAGCCAAGCTAGGGGCGATAACCTCAGCAACCGCCTTAAGTGACTCAAGCGCCACTTCAACCATTTCGCTATCTGCTGGTGTAGCAAGCTTAAGGGTGGCAATCAGGCGGTTAGCCTCATTAGTAATGGCTTGCGCTGGGGTAATATTTGCTGCTATGCTTTGTTTCATCATTTGGTGTGTCCTCATTAAATGGTATCGGCCATAACTGTTAGCGCAGTTGTGGCTTTGTTTTTTCTGCTAATCTTGTTTTTCGTTTACCAACTCCATTCCCAAAATGCTTACTGCGTAGATACGCAATCGCGCGGCGGCTCTTCTCCAGCTTTGCTTCACTAAACTCTGCAAAAGCCGGTACTTGTACCCAATCTGGTACTTCAATCGTGGTGCCTTTTATTTGCCGATAACTCATAAATCCTCCTGCGTTGCCGTGCCTATAAGCTGTTGTATTAGCGCTTGGCTTGCTGAATCGTGTCCCAGTCTTTACGCGATAACGCATACTGGCTGTCCATGTACGCGGCCAAATCCTGCACATTAACCAGCGAGGGTGAGCGCTCCGAGTCACGCAGCTTAAAAGTCGGGAACGGCAATTTTTGCGCCTTGGCCTTTTGCTCTGCGGTTTTAGGGGTTAACCCTAAAAACTCGTCGCTGATATCCTTAAGCGCTACCACCGGTGACTCAAAACGCGCCAGTAATGCAAAGGCCATATTCATTGCATCCCCTCTTTTTTTTCTGCTTTCTCATGATCTGCAAGCAGCTGATCAACCGTGACTTCGTTGTTAGTCAGTGCAGAAAGCTTTTTTACATATTTGGCAGGGGCTTGTTTAAAAACATTAATCCACTTCCAAACATGACTTTGACTAATACCGAAGTGATTAGCGGTTGCTGTTTGTCCACCGATAATTTTTACGGCTTTTTCAACGCCACTCATAAAACTTTAACTCCGCATGACTACTTTTGGTTGTCATTAAACACAACTTTAAGTCAGTTGTAAAGAGTCGTAAAAGTTTTAATAATGAATAAAAGTTGTATAGGATGTTTTTGCTTTATTTAAGTAACTGATCTTTTTAGAGGATTTATGGATATTTCAGAAAGAATAAAAAAAAGACGCCTTCAACTTGGCTTAAGTCAACGTCAAGTCGCTGAAAAAGCTTTAACAACTCAAGCTGCATTGCAAAAAATAGAAGCTGGGTTAACTAAAAACCCGAGAAATATTGAGCAGTTAGCAGAAGCCTTACAAACTTCTCCTGAATTTTTAAGGTTTGGTGTCGGTGAGATGGATAACGCGACTGTGGTCGCCAGTGCCGGTAACTATTTACCGCTGATCAGTATGGTGCAAGCAGGGGTATGGACCGAAATACAAGAATTACCCCCCCTCGATGTTGAGCTTTATCCTTGCCCAATCAAATGCAGTCAACACTCGTTTATCGTTAAAGTGGAAGGCGAAAGCATGTTGCCTCGCTTTGAAGAAGGCGATTTGATTTATGTTGACCCCGACGCACAGGTGGAGAACGGCAGCTATGTAGTGGCGCGCCTGGATGATGAAAACCAAGCCACCTTCAAGCAGCTGATCATCGATGGCAATAAAAAATACCTCAAAGCCCTAAACCCCGACTGGCCGAATAAATTTGTCGAAATCAATGGTAACTGCACCATCGTCGGCAAAGTCGTATTTACTGGTAAGGCGCTGTAATGATTTTTAAATAGCGAGTTTTTACAGAAGTAATTAAAGGGAGTTTTTTAATGAGATGGATTTTCGTTTGCTTAACGTTATGTTTATTTACCCCTGCCAGCTTCGCCAACGAAGATGCCAATGAACCCAATGTAAAAAAGAGCAAAAACGATATTTGCCACGACAAATCCAGTCGCTCTTATAAACGCACTAAAAACTATACCCCATACGAAACAATCAAAGAGTGCTTAGCCAGCGGCGGACGCTTACCTAAAAAGTGAATACCCCCAGAGCATATAAGCACCACTTTGATTTAAATATAAAAGGAAATAAACGAATGGATACCGTTCTAGCATTATTATTTTTAGCATCATCAGCTATTTGTGTGATTGGATTACTTAAACCCTCTTGGGCAGGCAAAGCAACTCGCGGACAAGTTTTTAAATTCTATGGTCTTGGCGCCATCGCCTTCTTCTTCCTCTTTGGCGTATTTATGGAGCCTGTTGAGCAAACTTCAACAATAACTAAGCCTGTTGCACATGAGTATCAAATAATCGACAAGAATGACACCAGCTTTTCAGGCAGAAAGCGCCTACGATGGATAATCATATCTCCGTCCGCCCTAACACAAATTGACAGAGCCGAAACTGCAAAAGTCGCCGCCATGGATCTTCAGAAGCAAACTGGTGCTGACTTAGCTCAAATATGGCTCGAGGTTGCACCGTTCACTGCTGGTCAAGGAAATCAGTTGGCAATGGCTACATATATACCTGATGGTTGCGGAAACAGTGGTAATGACTGCGATGGGAAGAAATGGAACGTTAGCGCCTCAGGCGTGCAATTAACCGATGAACAAATGGCTATTTGGAAAGCATGGCGTGAGAATCGTGAACAATTTATGCCTGATGGCTATGTAGATGAGGACCGTCTCAAAGAGTTTCTAGCCACTAAATTTGACACCACGCCAGATAAGATCACACTTCCTTGGATTGAGCGTGACAATATACCCGAATAAGTAAATGGCGGATGTTCGACTTTATATCTCGGTGGGGCACCACTTAATTAACGGTGTCCCATTAATCACAAAACAAATCACTAAGCCCCAACATGTCTCCCCCGATATCATTATTGATATACAAGCCAAACGCACAACAATCAATCTTGAGGCTCCTGAAATCCAAAGTTTGATGAAAAGCGAAAAATACTGAAAGTGAAGCAGATGCCAACAAGTTGAAATCACCTTAGGGCGATGCTCAACAAACCAAACATACAAGTGGTATAGTTAGACATAACTTCTACACTCTAAGGACAAGCCATAAATTACAAGGATGTAATATGCTAAAAACCGACACTATTGAAGTACCTAACCCACGCCATTCTAAAAGCAAGTTTCATTACGTTCAGGCCACTTTCATCTTTCTAGTGTTATCAGTTGGGATAAGTGAAACAAGCTTTTTCTTCAACCCGATAAGCGGCTTTACGTTCTTAGCGCTTGCCTATTTAATCAGATACCTAAACAAACCAATATTCTCACCCAAGGCATGGTTAGCAGTCAAAGCGATGACATACCTGGTACTTGTCTTGTCACTAGGCATCAGCCCTACCTAA